ATAGGCGGCTTTGTAGGCGGCTTTCAAACCATCTTGGTCGGTTGATGCGTCTATAGCGGCTAAGTGGTCTATAAGGGCGCTTTCATCTACATTCTTTGCAGGGATAGTTGCCATTGCGCCATCGTCATCTTCAGGTGCAATACCGCAAGCCGCCATCAACGAACCGCGGCGGGCGTAGGTTAATGCCGACATATAAGCGGGCGGGTCATTCTTGACTACGGGAAATTGCAAGATGCCACATTCAAGCATTTCGCCCGATTCGTGAACAAATACAGTTTCAACCATGATGCCGCCAACGCAATCGTAAGACTTTTGCACAAGGGCAATGCCGTTATTGTTTAGGGCATCTATAACCGCTTCAACACACGCGGCAAGGTCGGCGTACTTGTTTTTGAAATGCGGGTTGTAGGCGTTCTTTAAAGCGGGTGCAAATGCCTTTTGCGCTTGTACTAATGCGGTAGCAATTTGTTTCATTGTTCAATCCTTTCAACTTGTTTAGCAACTAACCAGTTATCACCCAAGCGGCGAACCGAACGCACCCATTGGCGTTGGTAGGAACGGATTACAGCGGGCGGCGCATCGTAGGTTGCAAAGATGGCGCGAACTCGTTTAAGAAATCGTGTGTTCATGCTTAACCCCTCCAAGCCAACAGTACGCCCCAACCTCCAAAAATAATAATGGCAAGCGTACATTCAATTAAGGTTGTAATGATTTTTTGTTTCATTGTTTTATCCTATATGTTTAAGAAAGTGTTATTGCTAACGGATTCGTAAATATCTACCAATACGCGGTATTCGCCGTAGGCAACAACGCGATCAAAATTGGTTTTATCTTTGATTTGGTTTGTACCGTTATCAGATACAAAGCCCCAAATTTGTTCCATCTTTGCAATTTGATTTTGCAATTCGTTAAGTAGGTTTTCTTTGCTAAAGCGGATCATGGTTTGCCCCTTTTTACAGTTGTTCTAATGCGCTAGAAACTTCATCTAACTTGTAGCCAATGATGGTGCTTTTGAAATTGATGTAAGTTGCATACCAAGTACCGTTATTGGTAATCATGTATCTTTTGCCGCTATTGCCAATGCCTGACCATGTAGGTTTGGTACGGCTAAATAAACCAACGGGATGGCGAACAATGTTGCCGAACTTTGTTGGCTTTGATGGGTACTCATTGTTAATTGCGTTTGTCATTTCATTTACTTTCTAAAAGACCCTAGAAGTTAGGGCATGGGTGAATTATAAGCCAACTAATATGTAGGTCAACAACTTTTTAAAATTATTTTCTAAGTAGTTTCCCTAATAGGGGGCGAACCCCCTATCTTTATCCCAACAAACTTGCCAAGTGTTCGGGCGTACCCTCACGGTACACACCGCCAACAAATGCGTAGTAGCGAACACCTTTGGCGTTAATCAATACGCCAACTGCGGGGTGCAAATCTGTACGGGGTGTGAACTTAGCAATCTTGGCGGCTTGGGCGGCATTGGATTTGGCAAAGCGGGCTTCGCTAGTAGCGCGTTCGTTGCGCTTTGTTTCGATTACTTGTTTGAGTGTTGCGTTTGTCATTTTGATTTCCTTTAAGACCCCGTGCGATTTGCTAGGGCATGGATGAATTATAAGCCAACTAATAATGATTTCAACAGTTTTTTAAATTATTTTCTAGGTAGTTTCCCTAGTACAACAATTCTATAAGTTGGCTTATAATAAGGTATGACTAAACAAGAATTGTTAACCAAGGTACGCAATCAGACCGAATTAGCGGAACTGCTAGGTGTATCCCAATCGGCGATTAGCCAATGGGTAGAAATTCCTACGGCTAGGCTTTGGCAACTAAAGATACTTAAACCCGAATGGTTTAAATGAAAAAATTAGATAGATACTTTCACGAAAAATCGCTAATGATGATTCATTTAGCGTTTGCCGTTGATAACCAATCAATGCAAGATTCAATCTACCATTTGCTTTGTTATCACTATCACAAAGATTTTGCACAAAAAGAATATTTTGAAATGATGCATAACGAACGCGAAGTTCTACACACATTGATGATTCTTTGATACAATTTTTTGAAACACGGCTAGGTTTGAAGTCATGAGCAAACCGAAAAGGGTTCACCCTTTCCCCTGCCGCAGTTTCTTTCTAAAGGGCGTTTTTAAAGCGGTGAAATTATGCCAACAAGGTATCTGAAATCAGGTATTCGCGACAGCGAAGCCATCGAAAAACTTTCTCCATTAGCAGAAAATCTTTACTACCGATTGCTTGTAACGGTAGATGATTTTGGGCGATACGATGCCCGACCCCCAATGATTAAAGCGGCTTGTTTTCCCGTAAAGGATTCAATCAACGCCGCCAAGACAGAAGTTCTGATGAAAGAACTTGCAGAAAACGGTTTGATTGAAATTTATATGGCGCAAGGCAAGCCATATTTACAAATGACCAAATGGGACAACATACCCCGTGCAAAAGAAAGCAAGTTTCCTGCAAATACATACGATGATATACAACTGCATACAACTGTATGCGACATACATACGGATGCACCTTTAACCGTAACCGAAACTAAAACAGAAACCGTAACTAAAACAGAACTTGCGCCTGAAGGCGTTTCACCCGAAGTTTGGGATTCATTTGTTAAACAAAGAAAAGCAAGCCGTGCAGTTATCACACCAACGGTCATTGCCCAAATTCAAAAAGAAGCCAACTTAGCGGGTTGGACACTTGAACAAGCATTAACCGAATGTGCCGCCCGTGGATGGCGAAGTTTTAAAGCCGATTGGGTTAAAAAAGAAAGTGATTTAAGCAAGACAGGGCAAATGAACCAACGGGTTATTTCAGGCTTAACGCGTGGTCTTATCGGAGGTGGCGGCAATGTCAAATTACTTGGAAACTGATTTCTGTACACAAGACCAAGGGCTAGACTATATTTTCGGTCGCATGATGGCAATATTTGGTGCGCCTTTTAATCGCCACTTTGATGGGCTAGACCCTGAATTTGTGCGGCAAGAATGGAAGAACCAATTAGGTCGATTTCTAACATACCGCCCAAGCATGGACTTTGCGATTGCCAAACTTGACGGTGAATTTGTGCCTAGCGCAATCAAGTTTAGAAACCTTTGCAATAGTGGCCCTGAAATTCCCGTTAAGCCATTGGTTCAGATTGAACGCAAGAAAACCCTGCATGAGCAAATCGAAGCCGACAGGGTTAAAGCCGAAGCCTTGGCAAAACTTGCCGACCTGAAAAAACAGTTTAGGGGTGAAGCATGAAAGTTCTGCCCATTAACACTTTTGAAACCGAACCTTGGTTACTTGAAAAACACTACGCCAAGCGTATGCCATCAATTTCGTATGCGTTTGGTGCTTACATCAATGATCAATTGGTTGGCGTGGTGACATACGGCACATCAGCAAGTTCTACCCTACGCCAAGGCGTATGCGGCAAGAAATGGGAAGAAAATGTAATTGAACTAAACCGCCTTGTTGTTGACAATGACAGAAACAACATCGCTTCAAAATTGGTTGGCAAATCAATGCAAATGTTGCCCAAGCCCTGCATTGTGGTTTCTTACGCTGATACCGAACAAGGCCATGTGGGTTATGTTTACCAAGCAACAAACTTTATCTACACGGGCCTAAGTTCAAAGTTTAAAGACCCGCGGGTAAAAGGCTTAGAACACTTGCATCACACAACCTTTGCGCATGGCATGACAAACGCCGAAGTGATTGAAAAGTACGGGGAAGAAAATGTTTACTTTGTCGAACGGGCGCGTAAACATCGCTATGTGTTTTTTGCGGGCAGTAAAACCCATAAGCAACAATTGCGGCGTGAACTAACCTATCCCGTATTGCCTTACCCCAAGGGCGAATCAAAACGCTACGATGCGGGCGGCAAAGTTAAAACCCAACAACTTTTATTTGTATGAACAAAGAAATTGCGATGCGCATTTTGGACAAAGTTAAAGAAGGGATTTCCTACCCTGATTGGCTTATAACCCGTGCATTGAAATTTACAGGCGACATTGATGGACATGGAACACTTTAAAGATTGCGAAGCACGGGAATGGATAGCCCGCTATAAAAAAAAGCAATTGGAAGAAGGGCGCGGAGAAGCAATCGAATGGTGGTCAAAAATCATTAAAGACATTGCCGCCAAGCGCGGGCAAGATGCCGCCGATGATTTAAAACGAAGAATGAATACAGTAAAGGAAAAGAAAAAATGAGATACGCCGCAAGGGTTGATGCCAACCAAGAACAAATCGTTTCTGCCTTACGCGCCGCGGGTGCTTATGTGTGGATTATTGGCCTACCCGTTGACCTATTGGTTGGGTTTCATGGTCACACATTCTTGGTGGAGATTAAAAGCACATCTAAAGCGCGTCTAACGCCCCTACAGCGCGACTTCTTTGAGAATTGGGGTGGAAGTACCTTATGCCGTGTCGATGGCCCTGAAGCCGCACTAAGAATGATTGGAGTAATTTAATGAACCCGCCTTATAAAACAGTAGATTTCATTTTAGAAAACGCACCAAGGTATGCCAAAGCCAAAAGCGAACGCATCTACCTTGAAGAATTCCGTAAGACCAAAAAAGCATTGTTGATGAAAGACGCGATGCAAATGGGTTACGAAAGCGCCGTAGCCCAAGAACGCGAAGCCTACGCACACCCCGAATATCAAGAATTGCTAAAAGGTTTGGCGTTGGCAATCGAAGAAGAAGAAACCCTGAAGTGGAAATTAACCGCGGCGACAATTAAGGGGGAAATATGGCGAACCGAATCTGCAAATGAAAGAAGTGGCATAAAAGCAACGGAATAACCACATACTTGCGTAGGATATATAAGCCCGCTTATAATTCGTTCATGCCGTTACATCACGGTCTAAACGAAAGCGCAAAATGAAAAGAAGTTCTACCAAAAAAAACAACCTTGTAGTTATGTTGGATGAATTCAACAATGTTTGGATTGATAAAACAATT